CCGAGACACTGACCAGCTCGGAGCCAACACGGCGCACCTTGCGCCCAAAGAGGCCCAGAAGGCCAAGAAAGATGAGCAAGCATGACGACCAAGACCCTGAGTGAAGACCAGCAGCGCGCCGTGGATGGCATCCGGCGCTGGATCGCGACCAACCCCGCAGGCCAGGTGGCGTCCCTCGCCGGCTATGCCGGCTGCGGAAAGACGTTCGTGGTGTCGATGCTCCCGAAGGAGTGGCAGGGCAGCGGCACCCGCGTCCTGTTCGTCTCCCCGACTGGCAAGGCGTCGCTGGTGCTGCACGACCAGATGGCGGCAGCCGGCGTCAACGCCGACGTGATGACCATCTGGCCGTGATCGCCCACAGCCAGGAAGTACGCGCCATCGCACGCGATCTGGAGGTCGCTTGTCTTGGTCCAGTGACGCCCCCTGTCATAATCGTTTGTCGACACCGAAAGCCCCCGTTTGGGGGCTTTCGCTTTGGGACGCCGTCGTGGTAGACTGATCCCTGTGAAGCCGACGTCTCGCGCGCCAATCCGGTTCAAGAGCGCATCCCAATGCGCCGCCGGTGCTTCTCCGATGTGCCGCCCCATGTACGATCAGACGTCCCCAGAAGGGACCGAAGGCGCGTTTCACCTGTAGCCGCTTGCGGGGCAGGTGTCGTCGTCATATCGGATAACCGGCACACGATAGATGGGGGGAAACATGTATCCCCCCCCTAATTATGACGACACTTGAATTTCCTCAAGTGAGGGAGAGCGTTTCTAAAGCTTTCCGCGACAATAACCACAAAACGGCATCAGAAAGCGGTAAAAACTAAAAACACACAAAAAGATTCAAATTTTTTGGTGTCATATGAATACACAAAAGACACAACGACAAAACACATGACACCTGCACCCGCCCCCGCTACGCTGGCCGGGACCACTCTCTCCCTCCGGTCACGGCCGCCGAGCGATCGGCGGTCGTTTTTTTTGGGACGCAGCAAAAGGCCCACATTGGCGTCTGCCAAGTGGGCCGGGGGTTGGGCGGGGTCGGTCTGCGATCGTGGCCTAGCGGGCGCTAGGGTGCGTCCAGATCATATCGGGCGCATGACGCCTCGAGGTCATCGGCTCGGTCGGTGACGGCGCCCAGGCATGATCGGCACGTCGTCGTCTGCGTGGTCTCGGCGACGCCGTCGAGGAATCGATATCGGCAGACGCCCTCGTCGACGTCGTCGCACGGCCGGAAAATCAGGCCGCCGGTGCCAAGCGAGTCGTCGCCGGTGTCGATGCAGGCCCCTGGCTGCGACGGCGTGGCATCGGGCGAGCCGAGCTCGGCGAGATCACCGCCGCAGGCACCGAGCCCCGCGGCCAGCATCCATGCCCACACGGGCAGCCCCTCGCGGCGGGCCTGGCGGACGATGGCGCGTTGTGTCGTTTTGCACATCTGCATGGTGGTCTCCTCTGACGCCACGAGCCGGGGCTAGCCCGGCGCGGCGTGGTGGCGTGGTGGCGTGGTGGTGGTGGGCTCAGGCGGCTCGAGGTGAGATGACCTCGCTGTCGTCGTCGTCCGAGTAGACGATGCACGCCAGTCCGGTCGCATCGGCGTGCGCCTGGGCGCGTCGGATTGCGCTGTCGTATGTCATCCCTTGGCCGAGAGTGTCGCCGTGGCCGTCGTCGCAGTTCCAATTGGTCATTGTGATCTCCTGTTTCGGCGTCGCTCGAGTGCGGCGCCGTGAGGTCATTCTACACAGCTTCAAAAGTTTGTCAAGCACTGTGCTTGTGGGGGCCAGATCTCCGCTTTGCAAAGCCGGATCAGGGGTGATCTGTGATCTGTCCGGGTGATCTGTCGGGTGTGATCGGGTGATCTGGCGTGGTACTGTGCAGATGCAAGCCCGCCGGGCCTCTGTCGCGAGACACGCTCACTCTGGCGGGTGTTTTTTTTGCGCCGACTGGTGAGGTCTGATGTGTGTGACTGCAACGACACGGCGGACGAGTGGGAGGCGCGGCTAGAAGGCCGGATGCCCTCTCCAATGCAGGTCACCGTCCCAATTTGGCTGGTCGACGGCGGCGATGATCCGTGGGCGCACGGCGTCGTGTGTACCGGGTGCGCTGAGGTGACGCGGATCGATTGATTCGGAGATCATAGATCTGGCCGGATCCGGCATTGCAATGCTGCGATCCCCCTGCAGCACAAGAGTGCTTGACAGAGTTTGCAGAACGTGTAGAATGGGCGCATGAACAACAACACCGCCGCAACGACGACCGTTACATGCCCCCGCTGCCACGGTTTCGACGCCTTCGCGCGCTTTGGCCACATTGCCAACGGTAAGTGCCTGCGTTGCCTTGGCGCCAAGACCATCGAAGTCAGCACGGCGAAGCTGAACGCCGCTCGCGGCAGCAACGCCAAGGCCATTGCCAAGGCCAACGCCGAAGCCGCCGCCAAGCCCTACACTATCGCCTGCGATGGCTGCGAGACGGTCGGCAGCATGTACGCGACATGGGAACAGGCCCGCGAAAAGCTTGCCCGCCTCGCCGGCAACGGCTACCAGAACCGGATCGCCAAGTGGGACGGCAAATGTTACCGCTACCGCGACGGAACGGCGGTAAAGTTCGGCAACTGACACAAGCCCCCGAAAGGGGGCTTTTGCTTTTGGCACGTTCGTGGCATAGAGTATGCGTGTGACTAACTACCCCCGCAAGCCGCAATCCGGCAAGCAGGCGGGGCGCTATAGGCTCCCCGCTTGGCTCCGCGGCTCCGTCGACGAGCTGCTACGCGTGCATCTCGCGATCGGTGTCGCACGTCCAGAAGCCGCCGTCGAGCACGGCCACGACGTCGACGATCGCGTGCTCGGGCTGATCTCTGAGGCGAGTCCAGAGCTCCGCGCACGGTGCCGCGAGTATCTGCTCGGTCATGCCCTCGCCCCACACGCCCAATGGCAGCCTGAGCCATCCGGCGAGCCGACGACGCCACCCAAGGCCCCGACCGTGGCCGAGCTCGAAGCGCGTCTCGGCCAACTCGCTGACGACGGCGACCGCGCCGCGATCATCGCGATGCTCGCCGCGCTCGATCCCCAGCGCTACGGCCCGCCTGGGCGTGTGGCCGTCGACGCGGCCGATACCGTCGACGTGGTCGACTGGACGCCGGCTATCGTGACGCCAACGGACCGGAAATAGCGCACCGTGCCGAATATCGCGCGCGGACCCGCAGGCTTGCTGCCCCATCAACTTGAGCTGGTATCGGATAGGCAGAGTCGAATCCGCATCCTCAGCGGCGGCTACCGATCGGGCAAGACCGTGGCCGGTGTCGCGGCCGTCGTCGATATGGCTTTCCGATCGGGTGGATACCCAATATTAGTCGTCGAGCCCACCTATCGAATGGTCGTCGACGTTTTCGTGGCAACGGCGAGACGCATGCTCGATTCGTGGAAGCTGCCCTACACATGGCACAAGACGGACAAGATCCTCACCATCGGCAAGCGGCATCAAGTCGAGGTGCTGTGTCGCTCCGCCGATGAGCCCCGATCCCTCGAGGGCATCACAGCTGGCGGGCTTCTCGTCGACGAGTGGGAACTCTGTGACGTCGAGGCCCTGACGACGGCGATGGCTCGTGTGTCGATGGGGCCGTGTCAGCAGATCGTGCTGACCGGCACGCCTGAAGGCTACGGCCCGGCCTACGAGATGGTGCTCGCCAAGCCGAGCCCCGATGTTCGCCAGTGGAGCGTGACGACGTCGTCTAATAGCTATCTGTCCAGCGGATACGTTGAATCAATGCGGTCGCGCATGGATGACAGCATGGCGACCGAGAAGCTCGACGGCCAGCGCACCGCCAAGGGTGGTCGAGTCTACGGGCGTTTCGATCGGCGCGTGCATTGCGCCTCGCCGATCGTCGCCAGAGGCACGATTCAGATCGCGTGCGACTTCAACGTCAGGTACATGCACTGGCTCGTCGTCGAGACGGACCAAGCGGCTCGCACGACCCACGTCGTCGGCGAGGTGATCAGAGAGGGCGGCACGACGACTGACGAGCACGCTGAGCGTGTCGCGCAGTGGATCGCGGCGTACCTCACCCGCACACGAGGGCGACACTACACGCGTGACGACGTCTACCAGATGCGTTTGCAAGCCTACGTCGACGCCAGCGGTACCGCGTTGCGGTCGACGTCGACGAAGAGCGACGTCGCGCTACTGACGCAAGCGGGCTTCAGGCCGATCCATGGCACACACAATCCGCCGGTGAAGGATAGGGTGAATACACTCAACGTGCTCTTTCGCGACCGGCGCGTCTCCGTCGACGCTGCAGCCGCTCCCGTGCTGACGCGCGCGCTCGAGACGCAGGCCCTTGACAAGTCGGGCGAGCCCGAGAAACGCGGCGACATCGACCATGGCGTCGACGCCCTCGGCTATCTGTGTCATTGGCAGTGGCCAGTCCATAGGCCCAGAGCGAACCAGACCGGGCCTGGAGACGCCTTGACAGACGAGTGGGGCCGGGTGTAGCGGGCGCGCCCACAACGCGCTACGCTCGCGCCATGCTCTCATTAGGCACCGCCTCAGACGCAATCGTGGAAACCATCCGCCAGCAAGCCGGTGCATGGGTGCCGGACCAGCTCCGCGCCCTACTTGACGCCGGGCGAAAGACCCGGCCCGCGGACTACGACACCGTCGTCAAGGGCCTAGCTGTCAGGTACAGCGGCGACCAAGTCGCGATCGTGCGCGATGCCCTCAAGCGATCCTATCCGTCGACGCATCAGCAACTGCCGATCGACCCGGTCAACTGGCTGCGCTTCTTCGCGCGCCAGGACAGCGGCGTCTACGCCGTCGCCGCTGACAGAACGCTCGTGAACGACGACGACGACGCCGAAGCTCTCGATGAAGACGACGAGCGGCTGCTTGCGTTTCGTCGTGCGCTCACACAATGCGCCGTCGACGTCGTCATGCCCGAGCTTGAGCGTCGGTGTCACGCTGGCGCGCGCGCCGCGTTCGCGCTTGTCGGGTGGCGCAAGATCGGCGCCGACGACGCAGGCAAGATGGTCTGTCAGATGTACTGGCCTCACGATGTCGTCACGCTTGCGCATCCATCGGCGCCCGATGACCCCGACGCGTTGTGGTTGTGCGCAATCCGGCAAGCATCGTCGTCGGAGGCATCGCCGCTGTGGTGGGTCTGGTCGCGTGAATTCACCGAGGACGACCTCGGCAATCTGGTTTCTTTTGGTCAGTGGACGCACCGACGTGTGAGCGAGGACGGCAAGATCGCGACGGCGAGCGAGGCATACGAGGGCCGATTCCCCGGCGCTTTCCTTCGGCTCGAGCCCGGCGCTGGCGGCATCTGGCCAGCGCCCGATCGCGATGTCATCGTCAACGTCGACAGGCTCAACGTGTCGAGGTCAAATCGTCAGCACGTCGTCGACATGCAGGCGCACGCTACGTGGGTCTACTCGGGCCTCACGCGTGAGACGCAGGAACTCATCGGCGGACCCGGCGTCGTGCTTCAGATTGGATCTGGTGAGTCCCTGCAGGCACAAACGGCGGGCGCGGACCATGCGGCTATCGAGGCAAGCGCCACGCGAGACCTGCAGGAGCTCGGCGTCTCTCGCGGCAACTCGCCCGACGCCTACGCAGTCGAGCCCGGCGCGCCTCAGAGTGGCGTGTCGAGGATGATCGCCAATGCACCGCATGACCAGCGCGTGGCCGAATCGAGGCCCATCTTCAAGGCGTTCGAGGAAGGCCAGCTACTCCCGATCGTGCTCGATGTGCTGCAGCTCTTCGACCCGTCGTCACCAAGCGATTTCGGCGGCGTCAAACCGCAGGTCACGCTCGCGACTGGCAAGACATACGAGGCGGATAGCGAGAAGCAAGAGCGCGTGCTCGCGCTCAAAGACGCGGGTCTCATCGACGACGTCGACGCACGCGTGATGCTTGGGCTCAGTGCCGACCGCGCATCGGCTGAGGCGTACCTCGACCAGCTCGCTGAGGCGAAGGCACCGCAAGTGAGCCTCCCCGGCGCGCTCGCGGGGTCGCCGTTCACCTCGCGCCGTGAGACGACAGTCGAGCCCGAGGATGAGGGCGAGGGCGAGGAGACATGAGCGGAGCCGACGCGGCGGGCGTCGTCGCCGATGCGGCCGTCGAGGATCTGCGACGCCTCGAGCAAGCGCTCGAGCGCGACCTACTGCGCATCCTCCTCTCGCTCGACACGCTCCCAGGGGAGGACTCACTTGTCCGACGACAAGCGCAGACGTCGGCCGCTGTACTGGCGCAAGTACGCCGCCGCCTGGAGGCCGAGGGCGAGACGCTTACAGGCGTCGTCGGGCAACGCGCTATTGAGGCCGTGGCTGCCGTTCTGGGCGCGCCCCCTGCGACGCTATCGGTCGACGTCAGACGAGAGCTAGACGCGATCGTAGGCGGCCAGACCGGCGACGTCGTGAAGGTCTTCAAATTGGCTCGTGAGGAGATGCGCGACGCCGTCTCTCGCGGCATCACGAGCGGTGGATCACTCGCCGACGTCATCGAGGAAGTGCGTGCGCGACTGTCGACGACGTATGTGCGAGCAAGCGCCGCCGTCGATGCGGCGATCATGGCCGTCGGCCGTCGCGCCGTCGTCTCGGCTGCTCGCGAGCTCGAGGGTGAGCTTGACCTCGTCTACGTCTACGTCGGGCCGAGAGACGCCAAGAACAGGCCGTTCTGTCGACAGTGGGTCGGCAAGGCGGTGACGGACCCGGCGCGCCTGGACAACGGACAGGGCTTGCCCGCCGACGACTACTGCGGCGGCTACGGGTGTAGACATAGCTGGGCGCCCACAACAGTAGCGACGGCAATCGCAGAAGGGATCAGGATTTACCGTCCCGATGGATCGCGCCTGATCATCGACGCTGAGACAATGGGGCTAGCGCGGAGGTGACGTCGTGGGAATCACAACGAAACGGTCTGGCACTCCGGTCAAGTTTGACGCCGAGAAGGCGGCTCGCGTCATCGGCGCGTTCGTCCCCGGCGCGATCCTGTTGCGCACCGACAAGGGCATCTCGTCGACGGGGCAGGCATTCGCCGCATACTCGACGCGATACCGTCGACAGCTCCAGCGCATGGGCGAGGATCAGAAGATTGACCTCCGCCTGACTGGTGGCCTCATGAACAGCGTGAAGGTGCGCGAGAAACGCATCTCGGCCAACGGCGTCGAAGTCGTCGTAGCGCCCGACGCTGGCACGTCGCCACAAGTGACACCTCGCGACCGCAAGGCCCATCGAACCGGCGAGCGCGGCCCGCCGCACAACGTCGTCGGATATTGGATCCACCACGGTACAGCGACGATGAAAGCGCGGCCGTTCATGGGGCTGACGCGCGAGCAAGAGGCCGAGCTCAACCGGCTACTCGGCAAGGCCCGCGTGTTCGGCTGACGGTGCTTCCATTCACCTGTCAAGTGCAATATACTGCAGCCCATGCAGCGCGTCCTGGTCGGGTCCACCGAGTCGATCGTGAGCTATCCCCGGCTGTCCGACGACGTCGGCATCAGCACGGGTGTGGCCTCGTCGGCGACCGCGAGGCGCATCGCCTCACAGTATCCCGACGCGGTAGGGGCCTACGTCGCGGCGACTGTCGACGCGCTCTCGACGACGACGCAAGGCCCGTGCGCTGAGGGCGATGACCGCATCCCGCTCGCGGCATCGGTCGCCATCGTGGCCGGGCGACGGTATCTGGTCACCGATTCGGCCAGCGCTCGGCCCGTAGTGGTTGTCGCGGGCCGTGGCGGCACGCTGTCGACGCTGTGGCTGGCCGAGCCCCTACCCTGCGACCTCGGCAACGCGTCGACTGTGCGCGGTCTGGCGGTGTCTGTGGCGCTCAGCGCCACCCAGACCGGCGAGCCCGGCGCGGGGTATGTCATTTTTCGGGCGACCGTCGACGGCGTGGCGCG